TCAGGAAACAACTCGTGCCACGGATAGGTTGTGAGTTCGTGGACAGGATGGTTTCCATCAATGATAATTCGGGCATCTGAGATGGAACAGTAGGACCCAATACGGACAACAACATTCGGGCGGCTGAACACCTGAACGTCGATGGGCCCCGCAATCGTGTGCCGACCGAGCTGGTACATCCTGTATAACTGACCTTCAATCGGTGTTTCTAAATTCAAATACGGCTTTCAAATGAAATCTGTGGAAATCACAGGTGTCATTTAAAACAAGAGAATGAGTCATTACTTTTCACAACAAGAGATGTCCATGTACGTCGACCATGTGCTCTCAAAGGGAGCACTCGAGGCAGAACTGAAACGGACACGGGAGTACATGGTGGGGTCTACGATTCACCCCCTTGCCGACAAGGACAAACAGGTTCAGTACGTGGCTCAGATGAACCAGGTGTTCCGGGCCTTGTTAGCCGAGAAAGCCCGCCAGGAACTGGTTCAGAAGGTGCGCGAGGATGACCGCCGCCGCGCCGAGGATGCCCGCGCCCGTGTAGCTAACAACGCCCCCCGATGTGTACGCATTCGGAACATACTGAAGCAGGATGTTACGGGGAGCTGACATCGAAATCGCGGCCGCCGCGATGAAGAAGGACAGGTACAGGGTCGTATTGGAAAAGATGAAGCGCATCGCGGGCAGCGAGGGCTTGAACGTCGGGGCCATCGGGGCGTGCCCCGGCGACATCACACCGGGTGTGGGCATCAGAGGGGGTGCAGACTGAGGACCCTGGGGCGAGGGCAGCAGAGCATCCAGAGACGTGGCTCCGTCCATTTGTTTATGTAGAAGGGACGATTTCGCAATTGGAATCTTCCACGCGGTACTTGTAGCACTTTCCATCCACCTTCACCGTCTTGTCAACAATCTCGTGAACAGGCATGGCCACTGTGCGAAACGTTGCATAGTTGCGATGAAACAACAAGACAGAGATACCCAGTCCGATGATGAAGGAAAAGAAGGGGCTGGCCCGTTTCAGGGCCTCGGTGATGGGGATCATTGTTTGCTTTGCAGAAGATTTAATGAGTCGGGTTCAGCCGTGCATGGCACCTCGATGGCTCCAAACCGAACACATCCCGTGTCTGTGTGAAAGATACCGTCATCATGGGGCGTTGGCAACGATTTTTCCTTACGAGTCGGCGGGATCATCACCGTTGAAATCAGAAGTCCGACGATGACCCCGGCGGCGATCCAAGGCAGTTGGAGCATTACTTCTTTGGAGGTTGAAAAACTCCGACGATAAAGTCCTTGAATCGAGTGAAGAGGGCTACGAGGGTCGCCGTGGAGAAGTAAGCAAACCCCAGGGCAATCGTAATCGCCCAGGCCATAATCCGCGGCTGCAAGCTATCTGTCTGATACTTGTAGACCTCACGAATCAGGAAATATCCAAACATAATGAAGAAGCCCAGATACGGGAACATCACGGCGGCGACTGTGCCAGCAATGGCCACAACCCGCGAGTAGTCGATAGCGAGGGTCTTGTACGTTGCGACGACACTGAAGGCGTACAAGAACGACATCGTGATAATGGCCAGGATACTGAGGATCTTCATCGTCGTCTCCGAGGCCGTCGGCAGCTCGGGGAGGCTGGACATCAGACTCGCCTTCTTTTCCCCACCCGCCACCTTGTCGAGTTCAAAGGTCTGCCCCTCGGGCACAACCACAGTGTGATTCTCACCGTACTCGTCCGTGTACTTGACCGTCATCCGGCGGCCTTTGACGACTGTGGCCGACGAGTGAGCTTCCTTCATCTTCTGCTCGAGTTTGGATTGACGCGCGCGGTCTGTGGTGTTGCGCATACAGCTCTCGTCCGAGCCACCATTGCACTGCTTGATGGCTTGGTCGGTGATCTCCTTTTCCTCTGCGTCCGAGAGATGAGACACGGGGGTGGTCTCAAAGGCAGGAATCAGCGAGGAGTTCGCTACCACGTTGACCCTGTCGTTCTTGATCTGTGTTTTCACAAAGGATTGGGTAATATCGCGCTGTGTTCTCTCGTCGCCAATCAGCACGCTGTTGATTGTAGCCATTATTAAGAAGCAAACACAAGATTGGCGAGACCCGATACGATACGCAAAAAGTTGATGGACTCCACGTACGTAGCCACGTGATACGTGTACTGGAAGATGATGTTATCGTTTGTCTGGACCACGGTGAGCAACTGATCGGGAGTGTACAGATTGATTTGTCCAGGAGGCACGATGGTGGGGTTCCCGCTGAGAGCCGTCGACTTCAGGATGCACACCACATTGGTCGACGACGCCGCCACAGACTGGGGCAGGGGTTGCTGAAGCGTCGTCCGAAGAATGATCTTGTTGAACATGCTTCCGTTGGCGGCCCCCGACGGTTGGTAGGAGTCGTTGTCGATGGCAAAGGAGTACATGTAGACACCCGGAAGCAAGGCCGCATCTCCCGTCGAGTGCCGATACATCTGCAGCAAGGAGAAGTACGAGACCGGCTTGGTCTGGAATCGCTCCTTACCGTCAAACAGCATCACGGCCTCTGTCATCGGATACTTGGGATACACGGAAGTCACCTGCTGCTGTCCGGATGTCAGAATACCCGCTTGCAGGTCTGTGCTATACGGAGTAAACGGCGCCCGGCCCTTCGAGTCCCAGTTCGTGTAATTGTCCCAGTCGTTGATGGCAATCTTGTCCGACCTCTGCGATGAAAACACCACGCGGGTGACCAGGTTGAACATCGGAATCTCCACATCCGAGTTTCCACCAAACTGTCCCTCCTTGCTCACGTACTTGACAGTCTTGATGAGGAAGGTCTGGTCGGCCTGGGCGAGCTGGTTCATTTCCATCTCCGTGAGGTAGATGAAGTTGCCTTCCAGGTATGGGTCGGGGAAGAAGGTTGCCAGACTCGGCTTGCTGGGAGTCCCATCCGCATTCGGAGGACTCAGGAAGAGAGACATCGGGAAGTTCACGGGGCGAACACGCGTTCCGTATGTCGGGCTGGCCGGGTTCACATCAATCACCGTGTAGATATCGTTCAGGTTACGGAGAGTCACGTTGATAAAGACCTCGGAGTTCTGCAGAGACACCAGGGGCAAGGCCAGGCCAGGGTTCTCTGCAAAGAAAAAGTGAAGCGGGACAACCAGCTGGCGCGAGCGGATTGAGGGCTCGGGAATCGTGGTCATTGGCAGAGCGGGAGGGGTCACGGATGGAGTGACAGCGTGAGGGTACTGTCCCTGCCGGTCGTAGGCGTTGGCCGGATCATTCAGTTCCGGCACATTTCCCACCATCTGGTCGACAATGAGGCGCTTGTTCCTGTCGTGTGTGAGGTACGAGTAGAACTTCATCCACTCTCCTGTCATTGACTGAATGACCTGTCCATTCATCACCAGGTCTACGTGGTCGATGAGATTGTACCCCAGATTGTTGATCCACTGGAACTCATATCCGATCGAGTTGGTCGTGGGAACATCCAGGTTCGGACCGGCTCCGTATCCAGCTGGGAGAGCCGAGTTCACATTGGACAGGGGCGACCAGATGTTCGGCATGGTGAGAACAAGGTAGGTGTCGTGAATCAGCTGAGCATAGCGGTCAATACGACACGAGATGGTCTTGGTTCCCGACGACGAGAACTCAAGGTTCGAGGCCGTAAAGGCCATACGAATGGACTCCATCGCAAAGTTCGTGTGACGACGATAGACGGCCCGAAAATGAGTCATGGAAGGATTTCCATTCACCAACTCATTTTGAGCACCTGTGCCAACCAGTTGCAGGAGGCCACCGGGCATTTGTATTAAGATAGGGTCTTTGTTTAATTTCTTATACCGTTACACTGTTGGCGCTGCGGCCTTCACGCCAAGCGGCGGGATCACGTTGACGCGAACCACACCGCGGTCCGTGATAGAGTTGAACGTGCCCGGAGCACCGATGGCATTCGATACACAGCAGAGGTTCGAGAAAGTGGCCCCGCCAATTGACCCGGCAGAACCCGCAGACAGCGTCGGAATGATGAACCGCTGGTACTGGGTGGCGTTGTTGGCCATTGCGGACAAGAACACCTGGTTGCTCTTACGGGACTGGGGAGGGGGCTTCGAGTGGTATGTCGCGGCCGCGATTTGACGCTTACGCTGAGTCAGGTAGTCCTGAGCCGAATTGACCTGCATTGTTATTTATACGATAGAGTTTTTAGTTAAGTATGCGCTTCGTCTTGGTGAGCACGCACACCGATCAGACTACGGGGTACTCGAAGGTGAGTCACAATCTCCTTCGACAGCTCTCGACCCTTGCCCCCAAGGTGAAGGTCTACCACTTTGGATTTCAGCGTCACCCGAATCGTACGAGTCACCGCAAGGTGGCCGACGGGGTCATTCAGTACGACGCCGCGGCCAACGAGGACCCGAAGGAGGACGGGTTTGGGTTCAACAAGATCTACGAATACCTTGACATGGTGAACCCCGACGTCGTGATGATCTACAATGACCCCCTCGTTGTGTATCGCTTCCTTGAGTCGATGAAGCATCAGCGTGGTGTGTCGCCGTACAAGCTGTGGATCTATATGGATCAGGTGTACAACGGTATTGCCCAGCCACTGATGGATAAGATCAACGACCATGCGGACCGGGTGTATTGCTTCACGCCGTCGTGGAAGGCAATCTACGAGACATATGGAGCGCACAAGGACGTGCGCGTGATGGAACACGCCGTGGACTCGAGCGTGTTTTCTCAGCTGCCTCGTCAGGCCCGCGTGGATTGCCGTAGGAACCTCAATATTCCCGATGACGCAGTCGTCTTCTTCAACGCCAACCGTAACAGCCAGCGTAAGCGTCTCGACCTCAGTATTGCGGGCTTCGTGGAGTATATGACCCGCAACCCTGCCAAGACCCCCTACTTGGTGATTGCGACGAACACGAACCCCCAGTCGGGAGCGTATTACGACGTGATGCGCATCTACTCGGCCGAGGTCACTCGACGCGGGTTGGCTATTGAGTCGTACGCCACTCGCTGCGTGATCATTGATACCAGCCCGCCGAACTTCATCAACGATGAGGGTATCAATCAGCTGTACAATGCAACGGACATCGGCCTGAACACGACGGACGGCGAGGGCTACGGCCTCTGCCAGCTGGAACATATGTACACGGGGGCCCCGCAGGTCGTGACCGACGTGGGCGGGTTCCGCTCGTTCATGGATGACACCGTGGCCGAGTTCATCCCGCCGGGTGATCGCGTGTATTTCCCGGGCTCTATGCCTCTGGGTAGTTACGCGCCCACGTTCGCTGTCAAGGACGTTGCGGATGCCATGGAGCGTGCCGTGAATACCCTCGAGGATAAGCGGGCGGCGATTCAGGAGTACATGTTCAAGTCGTGGTCGCGTATCTGCGACCCCTGGCTGGACGACGTCCTTACGGCAGCGTCCACGTAATCTGTGTGGGAGAGGTCAGAAGACCCACGCGAAGGAGACGCTGCTCGTCATCAAATGCCGGTCCATCAAAGACCTCCTTCGTCTCCGGGTCAATCAAAAACACCATCTGCTTAATCAAAACCTTCTGCAGTCGACGCTTCCGCCGCTGTGTGTTTCGCAGGTAGGTCAAGTCCGTTTCCTCTGTCTTGATGTTTGGCTTGAAGGCCAGGTCCTCACCCGTTGACGCACTATCAAAACGCATACACGATAACACAGGCTTTTCACGACTATGGAGTTTCCGATGGATTTCACAGTCGACGGCAGCCTGCTTCAGTAGCAGAGTAATCCGCTTATTGGTGATATCCTTCTCAAACGAGGTCTCGTACAGGTATTCGTCGGTAGACATGAACGCCTCGGTCGGCTCTCCCTTGTACCGCTTGGTCGAGGTATCCGAACGACGAATGGGCACGACGTTGGACGAGTTCTCTGTCGACTTGGCCTGGGTGTCCGTGAAGACACTGACATAGAAACTGATGCGAACCGTGCGCTCCTCCATCGAGAGACTGGCGTGCGAGCAGATACGAATCGCACGACCAATAACCTGCTCGTGACGTGCGGGATTCCAGTGTGGCTCCATGATGTGGACGTGACGTACGTTGGCCAAGTTGATACCCGCTGCTCCACTGGACGAGGCCATCAGCATACACAGAAGCTTCTTGCCCCGCGACTCGACCGAGGCCTTGAGGCTGGGCGGGAAGTCATCCGCAAACCGACTATTGAAAATCTGGCGCATCAGATCGCGCTGGTCCACATCCTCCTCACCGGTGTAGAAGGCGTAGGCCGGCTTCTCAGCATCCATTGACTTGTCCTCGACCCACTGGTTGTTCTCCTTGACGATGCGATAGGGTTGCCATCCGTTCGCGTCCAGCACCGCGCTGAACACGCCCAGTCCCTCGAGCTTGCGATACTGAGAATACACGAACTGGTTCTTCCACTCGGGACTCGACTTCAGGGTCTCATTCACGTTGGTCAGCATCCGCAGAATCTTGGGACTGAAGGTTTCCAGGGCCTTGGGGGACAGGAACCGCTCAGGATTGGCCCGGAGTTTGTCGAGCACGCCCTCCTTGCCCGGGGCCTCGTCGTCCTCTGTGACTTCCTCGTTCTCACCCTTGATCATGTCCGGAGGAATCGCATAGTTACAGGCCAGACGAGAGTTGACGCGGAAGGTCTTCATCTCAGCATCATTGGCCTGGGTGGGACTGATACGACGCTTGTCGCGCTTGATTTCATCCCACCGCACCTGGAGATACCGGCCGAACATCTCGGACGACATGGGCACTTCCTCCAGCATCTTGTCGTCGTCCACACGCTTCGGCAGGAGGCGCTCGTCGGCGCCCTTGAAGTACGAGACCAGACCCTGAATACGACGGGCAAACAGAATGGGGTTCTTGATATTGAGTCCATCCTGAAAGAGAGTTCCAAACTCAACCTGGTCTGTCGGGAGACATTCAAGGTTCTCTGTCGACACGCGGTCGATGGCCAGCTCAGAACCGGGTATCTCGACCTCAAACTTGTTCTTGAAGCCGGTCACCCAGTCGGCGGCAATCTCCGTGAAGGGTAGGTCCTTCATGTACTGCACCGCGGTGCGCTCACCGGCCTCGTTGTACACACTGCGAAAATGGGGCGGGTTGCGCGTCACAAGCAGATACTTCTTCAAGGCGTTGAACTCGATCGTGTCCACCTCCGGAATCCCCTGGAGAACAGACTTCATCTTCTCCTCGTCCCAGGCCGTGATCGCCTTCAGAGGAATCGTAATACGCTCGATGGGTCCGCGCAGGAGATTCATCAGGAACGCAATCTCGATAGCACGGTTGATCACGGGAGTTCCGGA